TTATTCTTTGTCTGGAATGTATTCTATCAAATCATCCAATTTACAATCAAAGAATTTACAAAGAAGATTTAGATGCTCTTTAGTTATTTTTTCGCAAGTGTTATTAAAATACTTATTTATAGTATTCTTATTTATGCCAGTTGCTTCAACTAAATCTTTTTGTGTCATTCTTTTTTTAGCTAATAATATATGTAGATTGAATTCTATCATCTAAATCACCTCCTTGAATAAATTATACTTTATAAAAGGATAAAAGTCTAATTATTTTTTATAAAATACTTTTTAATAGGTTGACAATACTTTTTAAAAGGATTATAATTATAAATGTAGACACAAGTTAACTGAAACTTAAATAAAAATTTATAAATAAATATATGAGAGGTGAAAATTATGAGTATAAAAACATTTAAAGCATTTATAAAAGAACTTGAAGAACTTGGCATAAAAGTAGAAGAACTTACATTATCAGAAGTTGAAAAAAGTATAAAACTTTATAAGGTTTTAAATAAATAATAAGGAGAGAGAATTTATGGGAAGAAGAGAATACACACTAGAAGAGCAAAATTATATCGTTAAGTTAAAAAACGAAAATGATGTATGCTGCTATTGTGGTAAAAAATTATCTAGAAGAGAAAGAACATTAGAACACATATTACCAATAAACAGAGGCGGAGAAACAGTACCAGAGAATTTAGCAGTATGTTGCGAAAAATGTAACAAAGAAAAAAGTGACATGACATTACAGGAGTATATAGAATATAAAGACAGAAAGAAAAAATTTGTTTCTGATATACAATTAAAAATAGATCAGGAAGAAGAGAATAAAGAACGTTATGCTCAATTGTTAGAAGAAATTACAAAAAACTACGATATGATATGCTATCTAAAACATATAATAAAAATTTATACTAAAAAAGTTACTATGTTAAAAGATTTAAAATCAATAAGTTGTAGCAAGATAGAAGAGTTACAGAGAGAAAAAGATCTTATGGAAAATATTTTTGAGTTAGAAACAACAAAAGAAAGAATTGGTAAGTTAAATAATGCAGATATAGAATTAGATTTTAATTATAAGTTAAAACAAGACAATGAAGACCTACTAAGAGATCCGATTATAAAATCTATTATTATAAATTCTACAGTTAATAATAGCATTATAAATAGCAGTATTATTAATAATAGCTATGTTACAAATAGTAATATAAACTGTAGTCAAATAGACTAAAGGAGGTAAGATATGAAGATTTCTATAGGTGATAAATTAGTTACAACTAAGAATTTTATTAAGCATGGAAAATTTGGAACAGTAGCTAATATTTATTTACAAGATGGAGAAGAAATGATATCAGTAAAAATTTGTATAACAAATTTTGTTTTACCAAAAAAACACTTAGATTATTATTTTGTTAAAACTAATAAAAAAATTATTTTTATGGATCTATCTACAGTAAAGGGTTTTTTAGAAGAAGAAGACGTTGTTAATAAATTGTTAGAACTTGCAATAATACCCAAAATTACTAAGCCTAAACTATTGCTAGATAATTTAAATCAAGATAAAGATATAGAAGAAAAATGTATATGTTGGATGGATGCAGCTATTAATAAAGGTATTAATATACACTTAAAAATATTAAAAGATTTAGAAGATGTTAGAGAATATGTAATGCACATAAATTAAGGTAAAGGGAGAGAAAAATGAATAATTTAGATTTAAAAGTTTACGATGGAATATTTATAGATCCAAAGGAATTCTTCAGTAAGGTAAAGGATATAGAATTGAACTTAGAAAGATTTGTTTATGATAATAAATCAGTTCTTTTTAAACAAAGAATGGATGGATTTGAATTTAGAAGTTTATTAAGTGGTATTGTAGAAGAAGTTGAAGCTGAACCAGAAGAAGAATACATAACAATAGCTAAGGTTAATGATGGAATTATGATAAGACATAAGGTATATGATAGTTTTGAGGGGCTAGACATTTTGAATGTGTGGTATATGACAACTTGTTAGATATTACAAAATAATATTGCTTACTTTATATACTTATATATAAAAATGATATATAATTTATATATAAGTATATAAGGAGGCGATATAAGTGATTGGCTTGGAGTTTATATGTCAAAATAGAGATATTAAATTTACAGACCTAGCTAATGAACTAGGGATTGGAAAACAAAATATTACTAATTGGATAGTAGGTAGGAGTAAGATACCATATAAGCATTTAGAAAAATTAAGTGAAATACTTGATATAGCGGGAGAATGGTTACAAAAAGAACTTACAGAAAAGGATAAAGTAGAATTACTTTTTGTTCTACAAGATAACAATACAAATAAAGATATAGAAAATTTTAAGAAGCTTATTATAAATAATATAAATTCTTATTTTTCTAAATGGAAAACAGAAGATATACAAGTAAATATTGTATTGTTACAAATGCTATTAGATGTTTTAGATAGACAATTAATAACTATAGAAACAATACATAATGTATTAACTGCACTTAGCTTAGCAAACAACAATACAGAGAGTTCTTCTTCTAGGTTTATAAACATACTTAAGCAGCTCATAGAAGAAGAAGATATAAAAAGTGTTAATTCTATAATAATGGAAGATTTATTATACAGTAATAGCTTATTACAAGAACCAGAAATAGAACTATTAAGACAAAATAATGTATTACATTTAACAACCAAAGAACAAATTAAAAAACTAAGACAATTAGATCTAGAGTGTAATAAGTTAGCAAATAAATTAAGTTTACTACAAAAATTTATAAGTAGTTAAAATTTGGATTTTATTTAAAATGAAGGAGTAGAGAATATGAGCGTTATTAGAGAAGACTTTATAAGACTTAGTAAGCAAGAGATAATGTTAGAAGACCTACAAATAATCAAAGAAATAACAGGAACTAGCAAAATAACAAAGGATACAGTTCCAGATTTATTATTTGCATTACAAAGTCATTTACTATTAGTAGAAGAAGGAAAGACAGAACTTAATACAGAGTTTACAGAAACAATAAGTTTGTTAGTAGTTAAAATACAAAATAGATAAAATTTAAAGAAATACAAATCTAAAAACAAAAGGAGAGAAGTATTATGACAAAAGTAATTAATTTAGCAAACTATAAAAAAGAAAGGGAGTCTTTATTAGATGAAGAAGAAGTAATTTATGATATTGGAGATTTAGATATTAAAAAAACTGGAAATGGAAAATTATTAATTTGGATAGAAGGACACATATATTTTGAAAGTTTAGAAGATTTAAAAGCAACTTATATAGATTTTAGAGATAGTGTTTGTAATGACTTTAATATAACAAACAACAATAAATTAGATGAGGTTGATTTTAAACTTAAATATTCTAAAAAAAGTGAATTTTATAATGTAAATGTAGATGATTTTTATATAAATGATTGTGAAAATTTAGTTGAGAAACTTAATTATATAATTGCAAATATAAAAAAAGATAATGTTGAAATACAAGAATAAATGTTTATAACTCAAGGCTTATACTTAGGTATGAGCCTTATAATAACTAAAAATATATTAAATAAAAAAGGATGGGATGGAATTTATGAAGAAATTACAACAATTCAAAGTTAGTTACGTTAGAAATGGAGAAAAGGTAAAAGAAATAAGTCTTAGTCAGAACGTTATTTTAGAAGCACTTAGTATCTATAATGGTAATAAACCTAAGAACGGAGAATATATAGAAGATATAATAAAGGTTATTTTTAAAGATGGAGAACAATTAGAAAATCTTAAAAATGGAATTACATATAATGAAGAAAAATATATACCACTATTAACAAGCCCTAGTATGCAAAAACATGAAGAAAAGATCGGTAAGAAAACATACAAAATGGAATACTTATTTATTAAAGAATCTAAAGCAGAATTCAGAGATATATTAGAAAACATATTAAGCTTAGGTAAATCTAAAGAATGGGAAGGTAAAAACATGTCTATTGTAAAAGATGTTACATCTAGACTAGGTTTAGCAACATCAGGTACTCATAAGATTAATTACACACCTAAATTTATAGTATTACCAGACAGAGAATATACATATAAACAAGATAATTATGTAGCCTTTACAAATGGATTAGATAAAGTAGAACCTATTACTCCAGAAACACATTCAGAAGCATTCAAGTATACAATGTTCGATGGCAGTGGTCTTATGTCACCTAAAATGGCAAACACAATACAGGAGCAATTAGAATTAAATTATAATGTGGATTTTGCTATAATTAGGGGATACAATGGATTAGCAATTAAGGGATTATGTCTTAAATTCGACTTTATGCAATACATAGAAGATAACTATAAAGGAGATATAGAAGGATATTTTGAGAAGAGAGAAGATGGCTATTATGTTAGAGATTTTTGGGGGGATATGCAATGTATAAATAACCTAGATTTAATATTAACAGAAAGCCAATGTAAATGGGCAAAGAATTTTTCTAGCATGAAAGAATACTTAACAGCAAGAGCAAATTTCGATAATAAATATAAAACAATTACTAATAGTTTATATATATAACAAAAACTAATAAAGATCCTAAAAAGTTAAAAACACATACTACTACAGATTATCAATTACTTAATAATTTAGTTCTTAATAAAACAGACCTTATAGAATTATCCAAAGAAACCGTAGATTATTACAAAAAGATTATAGATTACGATTACGATGCTGTAAGACTTTTCTTAGGAGATATAGCTACAGATATAGAAGTAACTGAGAATGGAGAAGTAGAAAATCATTCAGAATTAAGTGCATCTAGTAAAATACATAGCCTTATACAGCTCATGGATAAAAAAGCATTATCTTTTAAAGAAGTAAGAAGATTTATACAAAACAATATAACTAAAAAAATATGTCAAGTAGCTGGAGGAATATTCTTCTTAGAAGGTGGATATAAGATTATAGCACCTTGTCCAATAACTTTTTGTAATGTATTGCTAACTGGACATAGGGGAGATAATGGACTTGCAGAAAAAGAATTTTACATACCTACTTGGGCTAGTGAAAAAGTTACAATATCTCGTAATCCTATTGCATGTTATCAAGAGATACAAAAAACAATTCTTACAGATAAGTTAGATAAATGGTGTAAAGATTATACTCCAGAGATAATTTTCTTTAATCAGAAAGATAACACCCATATGCTAATGAGTGGAGCAGATGAAGACGGAGATGGATGTAAATGCTTTAAGAATAATATCTTATACAATTCAGTAATTACCCCAGAAAAAATATTTGTAAACTTAACAGATGGAATAGAAAATCCTAAGCATATATACACAAGAGAAAAAAGATGGGAAAATGAAGTGCTATCGAGTGGTAATCTTATAGGGAAAATAGCTAATAGTACCGTTATTATAAATAGTGAAGCACAAGCAAGTTATTATTACTATAAAAAAGACTTATTAGCAAGAAGAGAAGCTAAGGAAAATGGAGAAGAATTTAACTTAAAGAAATGGACTTATAGAGAATTATTCGATAAATATGGTGTAGCTATAGTAGGTAGTGAAGAAAAATGGGAAATGTATAATACAAAAGATTATGAAGATGATGAATGGGAAAGTAAGAGAGAAGAATTTATAGAAAAACGTAGAATAGACTTTAATAAAATATTTAACAAACAAGTAGAAGACAAGTATTTAATAGAAGAAGACACACAAAAAAGACATAAGAAACTTATAGAAAAAAGATTTATAGAAAATAATATAGATAGCTTTAGAGCAATACAGTTAAGTATGATGGCAATTGATTCCCCTAAAACTCTCCGTATGCCTGGTAAAGAAGATCTAGACTTATTAGAAGACTTTTCTAAAGCTAAGAAGCCATATTTCTTATGTATGCTAAAGAAAGATTTAAGAAAGAAACAAACTACTAACTATAGAACCTGTTTAGACTTACATGCTAAATACATTGCTAAGGAATTATTATCTGTTAATCTATCCGAAGAACATATTAATAAAGTAGAACTTAAAGATGGTAGTAATGTTAAAAAATTAGCAGCTAAAAGTAATGATTCATTAGTAAAAAAATATATTAAACCTTATATAGATGGTAAAGAAGTCGAGGCAAACGAAGATTTATACAATTTAATTAGATTAGCATTAGACAAGCAACCAGGACAGAATAATCACAATATGTTTAACTTAGATTGGATAAGAGAGAAGTGGTGTTTAGAAGAGAATGAATATACAGACCAAGAATGTTATGACTTAGCTAAAATTTACTTTATAGAACAATACCAAAAACTAAGCAAAGATTTAGATTTAAAAACCATAGTTGCTACTTTATTAAAAGCTAAAGCTAATAGTAGATTTGTATTAAATGTTGCGTGGGATGACTTTGAAAGAGTTCTTAAAGAGTTATATAAAGATACTCCTTATGCTTATATAGAAGATCCTAATGGAGAGATAGACTGGATGTTTAAGAAGTATTCTAAGATAGATACTAGATTTAAAGACAATAACTTAATAGATAAAGATAGAATAGCAGCAGAAAAAAGATTAGGAGGATTAAATAAGATAGGCTTTAAGAAAACTGAAGAAGGATTTGAAAATAGTATAGAAACATATACAAGGCTTATATTTAATGAAGATGGATTTAAATTAGGAGAAAATAAATTAGGTGGATTCTATGAGATACCTGATTTAGAAGATGAACAAGAAGTAGAAGTTGTAGAGTACAAGCTTAATAAAAAAAGTGTACATATAGTTTATAAGTTAATATAAATGAAAATAGATATGGGCTAAAATGCCACAAGATTTGATGATAGTAAGTGGACACCAAAGAGTGAGAGCTTGTGAAGAAATTAGGTTACAGGGGTATTCCTTACCCCTTGCACCTTTGGTTATGGAACGCTCTACAAAATTAAAGATATAAAGGGGAGAATGTAATGTATAAGAAATATGATAAAGAATATAGTACACAATATTTGCCAGAAGTTGATTTTTTAAAATCTAAAGGCATAGAAACTACTTTTATAAAAACAATACAAGGAGTAGAGACATATAAATACACAAAAAATAAAAAACTATTCTTAGCTTTGGTAGAATTTTACAATTGAAAAATAATGATAAAGGAACGGTGATAAATTATGAAAAGACAACAAAGAATATCAAGTTTAATAACAATTGATCAAATTAGAAATTGGAATAAAGGACAAGTAGTTACTATATCAGCTCCAACAGGTTCAGGAAAAAGTCATTTTATAAAAAATATATTATATTTAATTGCTAAAGAAAGAAATCAAAAGATATTATTCTTAGTACATAGGAAAAGATGTAAGCAACAATTCTATAATGAATTAGATAGAGATAAAAAGTTAGATACTATCGACATAGTTACATATCAAACCTTAGAAAAAAATAAAAAGAATTTTGATCTAAGTAAATATGAGTACATAGTATGTGATGAATTTCATTACTTTACAAGTGACAGCAATTTTAATTATAAAACTGATATATCTTTAGAAAAAATATTAGGACAAACTGATAAGATTAGAATATTTATGAGTGCCACTGGTGATTTAATGACAAAATATATTAAGAATATAAGGTGTATAGAGACTATAGAATACACTATAGAACAAGATTTTAGTTGGATGAAACTTAATTTCTTTAATAAAAAATCTACTATTAATGTTATATTAGATGAAGTAATTGAAAGAAATGAAAAGGCTATTGTATTTATAGATAATGTAGAAAGATGTTACGAATTATATAAAGAATATAAAGCTAATAGTTTATTTTGTTGCTCTGAAAATAATAGATATTACAATTATGTAGATAATGAAGCTATTAATTATATGTTGGAAAAAGAAAAATTTAGTGAGAATTTACTTATTACTACTAATGTATTAGATGCTGGAGTTAATATTAAAGACGATGAAATCAAAACAATTATATGTAGTATTAAAGATGTTGGGGTATTAGTGCAATGCTTAGGACGTAAGAGAAGAAAGAATAATGAAAAAGTGAATGTGTATATAGAGAATTTTAATAACCAATGTTTTGGAAGAGAAAAAAGTGAAACAATTAAAGCTTTAGAAATGGCTAGGGATTTAGATAAAATAGATATAAATGAATGGACTGATAAATATAGTAAGAAAGATAATAAATTATATGGAACCTTAGTTTATGATGAAGGTAATGAAAAAAAAGTTAATGAATTAATGAAATTTAAATTGTTAGAAAGGAATTTAGAACTTTTTTTAATGACAGGAGATAAAGAGAAAAAAATTGAAGGCATAGGATATAAAAAATACTTAGCTAGTAAATTTAATACAGAATATGAAACGCTAGAAACTTACTATGAACATTTAGAATTAGAAGAATATTTAGATAATATAGTTGGTAAGAAATTATATAAAGAAGAACAGAAAGAATTGATAGATAAAATAGGATTAGTAGATGGTAGGGGGAGAAAACAAAAGTCTATTGGACAATTAAATGCTTATTTAATAAAAAACTATAATAAAACAATAATAAATGGTGGAAGACCAAGAGTAAATGGAAAACAACAAACGGTATGGATTGTAAGTGATTTATAGTAGATGTGCAAAAATATGGAATAAGCTTATTATAGCTTCATCCAAATAAATGCACAATGAAATAATATTGAATGAAATAATATTGTTTGTTTCATTATATAGATTAATAAATAAAAACATTGTTATTGATTGCGTGGACACCCAAAGGTGGCTAGCAAAGTCAAGCCCTTGGGGGCGTTACACGAAGTGTATGACTGGGGGTGACTACGTAGTGTAGTGGTTAATATTATAATTTAGTGACTTAGAATTTATTATCTTAGGTCGTTTTTTGTATATTTATTATATGAAAGGCTTTCTAATTATAGCCCTTTTTCTACAAAGTCATACATAAATTTTGTCTTTTTAACACTTTATTAACAAAATAGTTACATTTAAATGTTAAAATATGCTATAATTGAGATAGGGAAGGATAATATTGACATACGAAATTTCTTTATAAAATTAATGTTAACATGGTATTATATAATTAAAATTTAGCGAATGGTGGGTACTTCTTATGGTTATAAAGAAATGGAAAAGTCAAGTTCAAAAAAATCCTTATTTACGTAAGGAGGTATTAAATATGATGAATGTAATAAATATGAATGACTATAAGCAAAATCCCAATATTAAAATTGATGTTATTAATATGATGTTTAATAGGGATTATAGAGAAAAGATTTATAGTAAATATGATGAAAAATATGAATCTACACAAGAAGAAGATGACATATTTGAAGAAATGAGGGGTAATTTTGGGAAATTCAATGATTAAAGAAATTGATATTAAAAATTTTACAAAATGTAAAAATTGTAAAAAAGGAGATATTTTTTGGCATGGTCAGAGAGATATAAACCCTGAAATAACGTCTATAAAGGTAAGACCATATATAATAATTGGAAGAAATAATCCTAAATCTAAAAGAATTTTAGTATCGCCAGTACAAAAAATAGACAGCTATATTGAAAATGGGAAATTAAAATATCCTTATCATGTTGCATTATTACAAAAAGATCATAAATTTTTAACCAAAGATTCTGTAGTCTTATTAGATCAAATTTATACTATAAGTAAAGAAGAATTATATAAGGAAAATTATATGGGTACAATTAAAAATTTAAAAGATTTAGATGATGCAATTACTTATAATTTTGACCTATATGAATCTATGTTAGAAGGAATAAAGGGATTATTATCTTCTTATCAAAGTGTTCATAAAGAAAAATATAGTAGAAAGTAAAAGAATCTAGTTAATTACTAGGTTCTTTTTTATTTACTTATAAATAGTTTTATTTTAATGAATAATTTATATTATTAAGGAGTGATAAAAATGATTGATTATTTCAAGAATTTAATTTCAAAGCCCATGATTGTAGATGAGGAAACACTTGAAAAGATCTTGGATGTAATAGAAGTTCAAAGTAAAGAACCTTCTGAGAAAACAGATACTAGTAAAACAATTGAAGCTTTGGAAAGGGGTAGAGAATTACTAAATACTAAATTTGATAAAGCAATGAGAATAGCTAAAGAAAACACTAAATATAATGAACAGGGTTATGCTGTTATATCAAAAGATGATGAATGGCGAGAAGACAACAAATGGAATAGAGATTATGATGAGAAGTATGGGTTAGATAGTTAGCTACCGCAAACGTTCCACGTTTTGCGTACGCTTTCGGTTATGAAAAGAAAATTATTCATAAATTCCTCGTATTTTTTTTCTTATACAAGTGATACTTATTAGGGCTGCACACTTAATAAAGCAACTCTATACCAATACATCGGCACCATTCCGATTAATAAATGGGTAGTAGTCAGGGGTATTATTATGTACTGGCGAAGTTAGGGTTTCTCTATGTACCGAAAATCTAGGCAACAAACATAGATTTATTTGACACAATTATCACTAACCGATCTGCGATTAATAAAATTTCGGTTTGCTTAGTAAAAAAGACAATGCTGTTTAAACAGTCATCCCAAAAGGGATATTTTTAAATCAAAAATGGAAAATCACACGAGACTAGGAGTGCCTTGTTTAAGTACAAAACAAGATGGTTAAGCCAACTATGTACTAGGACTTAACAGTAGCAATGTGGTGTGTGCCGTAGCTTGTTTAGATGAAATCATGAATTGGGTTTGGAGCTACAAATTAGAGATTACTATTAATTTAGTAGTCTTTTTTTTTATTACAAAAAATATTATACGAAGGTGGTATGTAAAAATGATAAAAGAATTAGAAAGAATAATAACAAAAAGATTAAAACATCAAATATTTATTGATGATGAGTTTTCTGTAAAGATAACTAAGCAAAAGTTAGGATATAAGTTAGCTATTAAATCTACAGATAATAAAATAGAATTATTTGCTGATGTTTTAGAAGATATAGATTTAAGTCAACTTATGTATTTATTTATTAAGAATCTTTATTATACAGAAGTTAATTGGAGAACTAAAGAAATACATAGAACTAATAGTTTCTTGTATAGAAAGGCTAAACAATTAGCTACTTGGAGTGCTAGAAATAATAAAGATAAAGTAGAGAAGATTAACAAAGAAATAGTAGAAAGATATAAAGAAACAGAAAATTTAAAACAAGAAGTGGCTTATTATAAGCAATTTGTTAGTGTTTTCTATGATATAAAAACAGATATAGAAGAATGGGAGTGGCTTAGATAGACACTCTTTTTTTATACCCTTTTTTCTTAAGAATTAAGGCTAGTAGATAATAGTTACTCTTTATAATTAAATATCAAATTTAGTAATCCTTTAGCTAGTATGCGTACGACCAAGCAAGCTAAGAAAGTTAGATCATAGGTGGGTTTATTACACAGTTAGATGTTCTGTGTTATCAAAAACATCAAAAATTTATTATAAAGGGGATATTAAAAAATGAAGGAATTACAATTATTAACAGAAAAATTTGAAGGACAAAACATAACATTTAGATTAACAGAAAATACAAGCGAAGTTATGATTGATGATGTAGCTAGGTTTTGCGGTTGGACTAGAGTAGCCAAAAGTGGTAATGAAGTTATTAGATGGGATAGAGTTAATGAATATTTAACAGAATTAGGCGTACCCACTTGTGGGCATGGTGATTTTATTCCAGAATTTGTAATGTATGCACTAATAGGTAAAGCTAAAAATGAAAAAGCAACTAAATTCATGTTGTGGGTGGGACAAGTATTAACCCAGCTAAGACAAAAAGGCGTTGTAATATTGGAGAATGCTACTAAAGAAGCTATTAATTTCGAAGAGAAGTTTGGTACATACAGAATTAGAAAAACATTCTTAAACTCTACAAATATTACAGAAGATTATAAATTATTTTCATTCTTATCTAAACAAGAGTGGAAAGCTAAGAGACTAAATAATAGTGATAGAGTTAAACTATCTAAGCTAATTGTCAAAGGTTTAGAACAAAGACTAAATAGAGATAAGTCTAAATTAAGAGCAAGTGAAATGTTAGCTATGCAGGAATTATTAACTGATATAAATAAAGATATTATTAAGCTAGAAAATAAGAAACATGGAGGTCTTAAGACAGGACAACAGAAGCAGATAACTAAATTAAAGCAACAATTAGAAGATATAGAAACTAAGTATGTTGTTAGAGATGAAGAATTTGTGACGTTAGATTGTCATGGATTTAGTAATAATTATATGTATAGCTATATAGAAGGTAAATGCGTTAAGTCTAATGCTTATAAGAATTGGATTAAATATTTTCCTTATGATCAAGTGCCAGATATGGATTATTGGGAAGATGTAGACTTTACTAAGCCTATAGAATTATTTATTAACTATACAGTAAAGAAAGATGTAGACATAGCTAATTTAGATAAAAGCTTCATTGATATGATATTTAATAGGATCTATGATGTAGACGATAACATAGTACAAGCTGTACATAGACAAGGTATTGCTACTGTAGATAATTGGCAAGATGGAAAAATATCTTTTTACATAAGAAATATAGAAGAGTAGGTGATTATACAATGATAATTGATTATGTTTATTTATTAATATTTGCGTTGTTTATTTTGACAATTTATAAAGTCGCAAAGATAGAAAATAAATGGGGTTTAATATTGTATATAGGAACAATAATTATTTGCTTAATAAAAATTATATTAGGAGTGGGTAGTATATGTTAGATGTAAATGAATTAAAGCTGAAAAATATAAGATTTTATAAAGGAAGATATGTTGTTAGATTGATGAGAAGTTATAAAACATTATCTGAAGCAAAGAAATTAAAGAAATTCTTAAAGCAATATATAAATTGTGTTAGTATATATCAAACAAAAAATGGATTTATGGTACAAACATATAAAGAATATAAAACTTTAGAAGATGCAATAAAGGTAAGAGATTATCTAACAGAAAAATTAGAAGAACGAAAGAGTTTAGCTTAATGTTATACTCTTTTTTATAACAAAATAAATATGTTAGGAGAGATATAAGAGTGCTAAAAGATTATAATGTGAAAATAGAAGAAATGAATATATTAGGAGAACTTAAAACAATAGATGAGGCAATAGAAAAAATAAAAAAAGATTTAACTAATAAGAACACTCCAGAAGTTAAAGAGTTAGGTGTAAAACTATTAGAAGATAATTTGAAAAAGCTTAATGTTTGTAAAGAAATTTATGGTGGTTCTACAGGATATGGTTATTGTTTTGGAGACAATGATGAAAGATTTGTTGGTTATATTTTTGTTAGAGATAATAAAATTATTGGATATATGACTGAAGGTGAAGGAGAGATATAGATATGGGAATATTTGAAGTTTTAACATTGATATTTATAGTATTAAAGTTATTTGGAGTGATAGTTTGGAGTTGGTGGTTAGTTTTATTACCAGAGATTATAGGATTAATATTATACTTTATAGTTGGGATAGGAATTACAATTACAGGAAAGAAAATTAGTAAGAAGATGGAGGATTAGATAAGATGATAGGATTTACTAGAAAAGAAAGAAAAATTATAAAAACATATTTTAATAGAAGAAATAGTTTAAGACATTTAGCTGTAAATATAGCCAAAGAAATTGAAGATAAAGAGTTAGCTAAGATGTTAAGAAAAACTTTATTTAATAGATATAAAGTAGAGTTTATTTCAGGAAATGAAGATAGATTAGCAGATATCTATACTAAAGAAATGTTAGAAATTGGTGTTAAGTCTTATTGTATATTATAGATATTATTATCTTAAATAAAATACACGTAAATGAGTATTAATAATAAAGGAGAATAAAAATGATATATACAATATGTGGTAAATGTGGAGATAAAATAAAGGTAGGAACTAAGTGTGAACGGTGTACTAAAGAAACCTATAGACAGTATAAGCATTATAGAAAAGATAAGAGAGAGCAACAGTTCTATGCTAACAATCAATGGAAAACATTATCAGAAATTATTAAGAGAAGATATTTAGGCATGTGCTTGAATTGTTGGGACAAAGGTATTATAGAAATGTGTACTACTACACATCATATTGTAGAGTTAAAAGAAGATTGGAATAGAAGGTTAGATAAAGATAACTTAATAACATTATGTAGTAGCTGTCATCAGAAGATACATAATGAATATAAGAATAATAAGGCTATAGAACAAGCTAGGTTAAGAGATATATTAAAAAAATATAAGGAGACATATAAATTATAAGATACTGGGGGAGTGGTCATTGATACGATAGAAATGTCAAAAAGTCCGAGTCACTCTCTCAGTTGAATATAATTCCCTTATGGATTATTTTAGAAAGGAGGAGGATTATATTGGCTAAAGCATCTAAACCGGTTGAATTGTTAAATAAACATTTAACTAAAGAAGAAATTGCAAATAGAAAAGAACAGGAAGAAAAGTTAAAAGGTAGAGATAATAAAGTTTATAGAACTCCTACCACCCTTTCTAAAGAAGGGAAAAAAGTTTATAAAAATTTAGTAGGAGAACTAAGAGAAAGCAATATATTAAACAATTTAGATATAGAAATATTATTAACAACTGTAGATTCTATATTAAGAATGCAAGAATGTAAAGATATAATAGATAAAACTGGAGTTATTCTAACTAAGGAAGATGGTACATTATATAGAAATCCAGCCACGACTATTTATAAAGATTATAATGCTATATATAATAAGTGTTGCATGGAGCTAGGATTAAGCCCATCTGCTAGGAGTAAATTAAGCTTAATTAATGTTAATGCAAAACAAAATAAAAATGATCCTTTGCTTGCTGCGTTAGGTGGTGGCAACAAATAATGTTACTATTAGATAAAGCTTTAAAATATGCTAAAGATGTAGTAGATGGAAAAGAAATTACTACTAAAGAAGTTAAACAACAATGTCAAATATTTTTAGATGATTACTATGAAAAGCAATATGATGAGAGTTTTGAGTTTTGCTTTGATGAAGATAAATTACTTGTAATAAATAATCTGCTTAAGTTATTTAATTTTGCAACAGGATTTATTAAAGGTAATGTATTAGAAGGTTTGGTTGGTTTCCAAGCCTTATTTTTATGCGCAATTTTTGGTTGGAGATATAAAAATGATAGGGACAAATTTAGATATAGAGATGTAGTTCTATTTATTCCGAGGAAGAATGCTAAGACATTTATTATAGCTATAGTAATAATTCTTTTAATGTTAACGGAAGAAGAGTATAGCGAATTTTATTCTATTTGCTTAGATAGAGAGTTAGCTACAGAAGTCAAAAAAGCAATGACACAAATAATAAATGCTAGTCCAGCTTTAACTAAATATTTTAATATAAGTAAAATTTTAAGTGGGAAGATTACTTGCAAATTAACAAATTCTTATTATCAGGCAAGAACAGCTGAAGCTGACAAGAATAATGCCATAAGACCTTGTGTTTGTTGTGTCGATGAAATGGGAGCTTTTAAAGATAATAGCAATATACAAGCTATGAGATCAGGTCAATTAAGTGTTAAAAATCCGCTAATGCTTAAGATAACAACAGCTTATGCTAATAGTGACAGTATAATGTTGGAAGAGTTAGAGTATGTAAAGGCTGTTTTAGAAGGTACTATAGAAAATAAAAAATTATTTGCGTTACTTTATTATGCAGATAGAGAAGAAGCATGGAGAGATAATGCTATATATAAAGCTAATCCGTTAAGAGTTGAAGAAAACTACAAAGAAATAATGGAAAATAGGGATATAGCTAAAGTGAAAGTTAGTGAACAAGAAGAGTTTCTTACTAAACATTTAAATATTTTTTTAGAAACTAACGAGATTAATAAATATGTAGATATTAAAGCATGGAAGAAATGCAGAGTAGACAAAATAGATTTTGATGGCAAACATATTATGGTGGGAGTTGACTTATCTGTAACTACTGACCTTACAGCAGTGTCTATAATGTATAAAGAAAATAATATACTCCATTGTCATGCTAAAGGATTTTTACCAAAAGATAGCTTGGCTAAACGTAGAGAAAGAATAGATTATAGAAGATATGCAGAACTTGGATATTGTGATATTCATGACGGTATGACGGTAAATTATACTTTGGTAGAAGAATATATAAGAAGTTTAGAAGATAAATATAATTGCACTATAGACTATATTATAACAGATCCTATGAACGCTGGAGAAATGATGGATAGATTAAAACAAGATTATAATGTAATAAAGTTAAGACAGACATATACTAATTTAAGTCCGGCAACAAAGGAATTTAGAAAAAAAATATATGATGGAGAAGTTAAATATGAAAAAAATGAACTCCTTGACTGGTGTATGAGTAATGCTATAACAACTAAGGGTAAAAGTGATGATGAAATGTTAGCTAAAGAAAATAAAAATAAACAAAGAATAGATATGGTTGCAGCGTTGATATTTTGTTATACACAATTACTTAAAGATAACAATAATTATAATGCAATAGAACAACTGTTAAATATGGATTGGTAGGAGGGAAAAATGAAGAAACTTATTAAAAAACTTAAAAATAAAATCTTATGGTCGGAGTTATTTATAATAACTTCTATTTTTTTGTTTATTTTTACTACCTTTCTATTAAATTTTTGGATTGGAATGTATTTACTTAGTATATTTCTAGGTATATTAGGTTATTTAATATTTAAAATTTATTAGAAGGGAGGTGAATAGATGTTTTTGGATAAAATAGCTGAAAAAAGAAGTGAAAGCAACAATACTTATGATTTTGCTAGTTTTTTAAGGGGAGAAAATATAGATACTACAAATGCACTAAACAATAGTACATATATAAAATCTATAAATATATTAGCAGATACTATAGCTAAATTGCCTATTTTATTAAAGAAAACAACAGAAAATGGGGAAATAGAAGCTACAGAGCAAGATTTATATACTCTATTAAGACTTAGGTCAAATAAAGAGATGAGTGCATTTGATGTTATTAAATCTTTAATTCTTACTTATAAGCATTACGGCATAGCTGGATTATATATAATTAGAGACAATAAAGGTGTTCCCACAGCGTTATACCCCGTACAGATAAATTCTATAATTATAGATAATTTAGGATTAATCAAATCTATAAAACAAAATAAAATTGTAGTAGATTTTTCATGTGGTAATTCTACTGGTAGTTGCTTTTTAGAAGATATTATTATTCTAAAAGATAATTCATTTGATGGTGTAAATGGTAAATCTGTAAGAAATTATGCTAAAGATAGTATTAATACTAATTTACAAGCACAAAAGTATCAGAAAGACTTATTTGAGAATGGGTTAACAAGTAAAGCAGTAGTACAAACTGTAACAGATATAAAAGATGGAGGACAACTAGGACAAGTACAAGAAAAGTTTAATAATCTTTATAAAAGTAATAATAGAGTTTTCTTAGTACCAGCCGGATTTAATATTAGTCCTTTAAATTTATCTTTGGTAGATAGTCAGTTTGCAGAACTAAAAGTAGATGGTAAGAAGGAAATAGCTAATATTATAGGTGTTCCTTATAAACTTATAGATAATGGAGTGTTAACAGAAGAAGAAAATATATCTTTTTTAACTAATAATATAAGCCCAATAATTACACAATTAGAGCAAGAACTAAATTATAAGTTACTTACTAATTTACAGATTAAACAAGGCTATAAGATAAGATTTAATGTTAATGTTATGCTTAGAGTTAATCCAAAAGTACAGCAAGAGATTTTATGTAATTATATTAAGAATGGTGTCTATACAACAAATGATGTCAGAGAAATTTTAGGATTCTCTAAAATAGAAGGAGCAGATATTTTAACATATCCATCTGGACAAGTTACTTTGGAAAATATTATTTCTGGAGAAGCTAGTTGGCTGAAGGGAGGTGAGAAGAATGGAAAAACAACAGAAGGAAATTAGAAAAATTATCGCTAGTGATTTAATTACTAGAACATTAGAAGATACAGAAGAAAAAGTAATAAGTGGATACATAAATAAGTTTAATACTCGTAGTCAGTATTTAGGATTTTTTGAAGAAGTCTTACCAGGTGCTTTTGATAAAACTTTAGCTGATGGTCATAATATATATGCTATGTATAATCATAATGCAGATATGATTTTAGGTTCTACAAAGAGTGGTTCTCTAAAATTAAATACAGATGAAGTAGGAATACATTTTGAATTAAAAATAAATTCTAATATATCTTATGCGAATGATCTATATGAATTAGTTAGCAATGGAGATATAGATGGTTGTAGCTTTGGATTTTATGTATTAGATGATGAATGGACTTATACAGAAGATAAAGTGGACTTAAGAAAAGTTAAGGAAGTAGAGTTAATAGAAGTTACTATTACTCCATTCCCAGCTTATTTAGACAGTGAAGCTAGTTGTAGAAGCTTTGAACTACATAATAAAGAAGTTGAAAAGGCTAAAGAATTAAGAGATTTAGAAAAAGAAATTGAATTATTAGAAATTGAAGCAGAACTACTATAAATGGTGGTTCTTTTTTATGAAAGGAGATATTTAATATGAAAATAAATGAAATTAAAGAACAAATTAAAAACTTAACTGGAGAAATTAGAAATCTAACTAATGCTAAAGATTTAGATGGAGCTAAGGCTAAAATGGAAGAGTTAAGAAATGCTAAAGAAATGCTAAGAATAGAAGAAGAATTAGCAGAAGAAGAAATGAGAGATTTACAGAAACAAAAAGAAGAAAGAAAGGATGATGTAAAAATGGAAAATAGAGAACAACAAACAGCAAAAGAATTAAGAGCAATTATTAAAGCTGCAACAGGAAAATCTATAAATGAAGAAGAAAGAGCATTATTAGCTAATAACCCACAAAATGGAGAAGGATATATATTACCACAAACAGTATCTACTAAAATTGTAGAGTTAATAAGACAATATAAATCTTTAAGAGACGTTGTAGGACATATGGAAACTTCTACATTAACAGGATCTTTCCCAATAGAAAATTTTGAAACTGTATCTGGTTTAGTAGATTTTGCAGAAGATGGTTCAGCAGAATTAACAGAAGCTAAAGATATTAAATTTAAGAATGTAACTTACGCATTAAAAGAAAAAGGAGCATTTGTTGCATTGTCTAATACTTTATTAAATATGTCAGATAACGATTTAATAGGTTATGTTGCTAATGTATTTGCTAAGAAAGCTATAATAACTGAAAATAAAATGGCAATAGAAACATTAGGTAAGAGTAAAGTTAAAAAGCCTTTAGCAGACCATAAAGCTTTAAAGAAATCCTTAAGTGTAGATTTAGATCCTTCTGTATTATATGGTTGTGTAATTGTTATAAACCAAGATGGATTTGCTTTCTTAGATGCTATAGAAGATAAAAATGGTAGACCATTATTACAACCTAATCCAACAGATGCAACTAAGAAGATGTTTAATGGCTTCCCAATAGAAGTATTCTCTAACTCTATGTTACCAACAGTAGGTAAAAAAGTACCAGTTATTTATGGTAACTTAGAAGAAGCTGTAAAGTTTGTAGATAATGGTAAATATTCATTTGCTACAAGTGATCAAGCTGGTTTCTTAAAGAATGTTACATATGCTAGAGTTATTGAACATATAGACTGTGTACAAGTAGATGCAAGTGATAAATTATATTGCTATGGAGAACTTACTATAGAATAATAAAAATAATTTTAGAAGGGATTAATCTCCCTTCTTTTTTATTATAAGAAAGGAGTGAAGCTATGGTTAGCTTAGAAGAGATGAAACAATATCTTAGAATAGATTATCCGGATGATGATGAATTAATAACAAGCCTAATACAACAAGCTCAAATATACATTGATAGTTGTTGTGGTATTAATTATAAAATACATACAGACAAAGTTAATCTAGCTAATTTACTAATTAAGAAAATGGTTTCTGACCAGTATGATAACAGGGGATTATACTTAGATTCTAAAAAAAATGGTTATGATAGAATGTCTAGCACTATATTAGAATTATTATCTAATTGTGAGGGTGTTGTTAATGAATAATAGAATAAGCATTAAGAAACTAGAAGATAAAATAGTTAATGGTAGAAGGCAAAAGGGAGTTCCATCAGAGTTCTATAATTGTTGGGCAGAAATATTAGATCTGTATGGACAAGAATTATATGAAGCTATGGCAATTAAGCTAGAGAATACTATTGTCTTTAAGATTAGATATTGTAAAAAGTTAGAAGAACTTAGAAAAAAAGATAACTTTATAGTAGAGTGGCAAGGGCGTAAATATAGTATCTATTATCCAGACTTTAAGGGGTATAACAAGCAGTATATAAAGCTAAAGTGCAAGGAAGTTTTATAATGAGTAGCTTTAGTATGGAATTTACTGGTTTAGAAGATCTTATAAAGACTGTAGAAGAGTTGGGAACAGAACAAGATTTAGAGAAAACTAACAAGAAAGTTCTTAAAGAATGTGGAGATTTAGCTTATAAAATTGTACAACCATTAATACATAAATCTAAAGATAATAGTAAAAGTGGTAGGGAAGGTAGTAGACCTAATGGACATGCAGCGGATAATATTCCAGCGCCTAAATTTAAGAAAATCAAAGGAAGACAATATGTAATTGTTGGATGGGATAAATCAGATAACAGTAAATATTGGTATATGAAAATAGAAGAATGGGGATCTAGCCAAAGACCACCACATCACTCATTTGGTAAAGTTAATAAGATATTAAAGAAACAATATGACAATATAGCAATTAAGGAATATGAAAACTTGATAAAAAAATTAGAAAGATAGGAGGTAGGCATTATAGAAGAATTAGATATTATAGCATTAGTTTCTAAGTCTTTAGAATCTTTAAATGTAGATGTTATAGAAGGTTGGTACGATAAAGAACTTAATAAAACACATGTAACAGTTCATGAATACTTAGACCAAGAAGATGATTTTGAAGATGACGATGCTAGTACATTAGAACATAATTTACAAATAGATGTTTGGAGTATGGATTCTTTGGAAGCTTATACTCTTAAAAAGAAAATTAGAAAATTAATGAAAGAAAATAATTTCAAATATGAAAGTGGACAAGATTTTTATGAAGTAGATACTAAAATCTATCATAAAGCTTTAAGATTTACATATTTAGAAGAGATTTAAAAGGAGGAGATATAGATGGCAGTAGAAACAGTATTAAATGTAAGAAGAGCAGGACTTAAAGATATACACATAGCAGTTGTAAAGAAAAATAGTGTAAATGAATATGAGACAGACACACCAATTAAACTAGGAAGATCTATTAGTGCAAAGGTTACAGTTAAGAAGAATGTAGATAAGACTTTTTCTGATGATGGTGTAGAAAATGTTGTAGAGAGTGATGGAGGAATAGATATAGAAATAGATGTAAACAAATTAACTCCAGAAGAAAAAGCTATATTAAGGGGTGCTACCTATAAAAACGGTATGCTCATTTATAATAAAGATGATATGGCAAAAGAAATTGCTATAGGATGGAGGGCAAAACAAACAAACGGTAAATATGAATTTGTTTGGTATTACTGTGGAAAATTTAATAACGGTTGGAGTGAAGATTATGAAACACAACAAGATAAGATTAAGACTCAAACACAAAAATTAAAAGGGCAGTTTTATGGTAGAGAAAAAGATGGTAATACACATTCGGAAATAGATGAATCTTATTTATTAGAAGAACATTCTAGTGCTAAAAGTGCGATAGAAGCATGGTTTACTAAAGTACAAGAGCCAATAATAGAAAAATAGTCGGAAGGTAGATTATTCTACCTTCTTTTTTATTAAGAAAGGAGATTATAATATGCAAGTTATAGTTAAGGGCAAAAAATTTGAAAGTGGAAAAATAACAAGAAGTAAATATAGGGTTTATACAGAAGTTAGAGACAAAATAGCTTCCAAAGAAGTTTATGCTGATTCTGATTTAGATGAAATGGTTAGTGTTCTTGTAAAGATATTTGATAATCAATTTACAGAAGATGATATTAACGATGATATGGATGTATCTGATATTATGCTAAATTTTAGTGCAATAGACTTTGATATAGCTACTAAAGTTAATAACAAAGCTGAAAAACTACAAAAGGCTTTTACGAAGGGCAAGAAATAGAAATTTATGATATATCTATTAATTGCCATTACTTAGATAAATTTACTACTTATAATTATAAAAATTTTATAAAGCTATCTAAAAAATATGAAAATGCAGATATTGATTTATGCTATAACATCGTTTCTAATATTTTTTCAGATTTAAGTAGGAATGAAATAACGCAATTAGAAGTATTCGATTTGTTTGAAACTTATATTTTTATTAGAAAGTATGTAGACAAAATACAGGATAAAATCAGAGAAATTTTTGTAGGAGATGAAGTTATAGAAAAAAGTGCATTTGATGAATATGACAAAGAAGAAGGCTATTTAGATGAAGAACTAGAAGAAGAGAATATCTATGATAATTACCTAAAGGTTATAGACAATATAATACAGTACGCTATTAAGAACTTTAATAATAGCTTAGAAGCAACTTTAAACATGGATATATTAGATTTATTAGACTATATAGAGTTTAGTATAAATAATAAAAGCGAGGAGGAGATAGGAGACTAGAAAGGAGGTAGTTACATATGGCAGCTAATGTTAAGATTGGTGCTAATTCGAGTGATTTTCAGAAGCAGATGAAGGAAATGACACAAGAACTTAAGAAAGTTAGTAGTAGCTTTAACTTAGCTAATACTCAAGCTAAACTTTTTGGAAAAAGCACAGATTTACTTAAAAGTAGACAATCAGAATTAACTTCTAAGATGCAGATTCAAAATAAAATGATTGATGCACAAGCAAATAATATTAAAAGGTTAAATAGAGATTTAGATAAGCAAAAATCTACACAAAAAGACTTATCAAATAAGATAGAAGAAACTACTAGAAAATATAAAGAAAGCGTAGAAGCAACAGGCAAGAATAGTAAAGAATCTAAAGAATTAGCTAAGGAGCTTAAAGGATTAAAAGAAGATTATGCACAAAATACTAAGGCTATAGAAACTAATACTACTAAACTTAACAATGCAGAAACTAAGCTTAATAATAGTAAGAAAGTACTGTTAGAAAATAAGAAAGCATTAGAAGAAGTTAATAAAGAGTTAGAGAATAGTAAATTAGATAAATTTACAGAAAGACTTGGAAAAGCTGGAGAAAAAGCCGGAAAAATAAGTAATAAAATGAAACCAGCTAGTGTTGCTATAACTGGCTTAGGAACAGCTATGGCATTTTCTGAAATGAAATTTGAAGATGGAACTGCTAATATTAATACTTTGTTAGATGATCAAAGTCATTTAGAAGGGTATAAAAATAAAGTTATAGAAGTTTCTAATGATACAGGTAAAAGTTTAGAAGATATAACTGATGGTATGTACACTTGTATTTCTTCTATCGGAGATGGTGGAGAAGAAACCGCTAAGATTTTCGAAACTATGGCAAAAAGTGCAAAAGCTGGTGGAGCAGAAACAAATGATGCCGTTGCCTTAATTAGTGCTGGTATGAAGGGATATAATCAAGTAAATAATGAAACAGCTAAGCAAATTTCTGACTTAGCATTTCAAACAGCTAAATTAGGAGTAACAACATTCCCAGAGATGGCTAGCAGTATGAAACCTTTATTTCCTTTGAGTTCTACGTTAAATATTAGTATGCAAGAATTGTTTGGTTCTATGGCTACTTTAACAGGTGTAACAGGTAATACTGCTGAAGTAAGTACACAGATGAAAGCTGTATTTAGTAACTTGATTAAACCAACTACAGACATGGATAAGTTAATAAAGAAATATGGTTATAGTAACGGACAAGCTATGATAAAAGCTAAAGGGCTTACAGGGGTTTTACAGATTTTGCAAAAAGAAACTGGTGGACAATCAGATAAGTTGGGTAAATTATTTAGTAGTACAGAAGCACTTACAGCAGTTACAGCACTTACTGGAACACAGTTTGATAACTTTAAGGATAAAACAAAGGCTATGAATGATGCTTTAGGTTCTACAGATAAAGCTTTAGAAAAAATAAATAATACTACTGGTAATGAATTTAGAACATCTATAAATATGGCGAAAAATAGCTTAGTTGGATTTGGAGAAGTATTAGCACCTTTTATTTCCACAGGAGCCAAAGCATTGAGTACATTAACTAAAGGTTTATTAGGATTATCTACAGGGCAAAAGAATTTAGTAGTAGGTTTTGGAGCAACATTTGTTGGAACTAATATCTTACTTGGTGGTTTTGCTAAATTATCTAAAGGTTTAAAAGACAATATAAAATTTGCTAAAGACACAGCAAAAGCATTTAAGAATGGTGCTGGCAAATTAAAAGACTTTGCTAAAGCAACAAAAGAAGGAACTAATATAATTGGAAAGTTTGGTAAAGGTATAGTTAATGGTACTAAAACAGTAATTAGTTTTACTAAAGCAATAATATTAAATACTGCACAAGGTATAAAAAATGGAGCTATATGGGTAGCTAATAAGGTAAAAATGTTAGCTTATAAAACAGCACAGATTGCCGTTACGGTGGCTACCAAAACTTTTACATTAGCAACTAGGGCAATGAATTTAGCGTTATCAATGAATCCAATCGGTTTGGTTATAACATTATTAGTAGCATTAGCAGCAACATTTGTAGTTTTATATAACAAATGTACATGGTTTAGAAATGGAGTTAATGCGGTATGGTCAAATGTAAAATCTATATTTTCTAAATTTTCTAATTTCTTAAAAGGAGCATTTAGTAGAGATTGGACACAAACATTTGGTTTGCTAGGAGTTAATTTAAATGCTTTTTTTGGGGTTGTCAGTGCAATATGGAATGGCGTTAAAGGTGTATTTAATGGTATATTAACATTTTTACGTGGTGTATTTACTGGAGATTGGAGAAGTATATTCCAAGGCTTAGCTGATATAGTTAAGTCTATTTTTAGTATGTTAGGTGGAATTATTAAAGCTCCAATTAATGCTGCAATAAGTGGAATTAATATGGCGATTCGAGGAATAAATGGGTTAAGTTTTGATGTACCAAGTTGGGTACCAGGCTTAGGAGGAAAACATTTTGGAGTTAACCTTCCAACTATACCAGCACTTGCAGAAGGTGGAATAGTCACTAAAGCAACTATGGCTTTAGTGGGAGAAGGTAAGGAACATGAAGCAGTAATTCCACTAAGTAAATTAGATAAATTAGTAAGTAGAAGTGTAGAAAAGGTTCTTAATGCTAAAGAAGATAATAAAGATAATAAGCCAAACAATAATATTTTCGAAATTATAATACCTGTAAATGAAAAAATTATTGCTAAAGTAGTTATAGATTCTATGGGAAATATATTAAATGGTAATGCAAACAGTAGAGCAGTTGTAAGAGGGGGTGGAACAAATGCTAGATTTGCTTTTTAATCTTAAATTTTTAAAACAGGATATAGGAGTAAGTATAGTTAGGCGTTCCCCTGCTGTACTTGCTAACAAGAATATAAATATAATAAATCGAAATGGTGGAGATGGTGATTTATATGAAGACTTAGGCGGTAGGAAAGATATTATAATACCAGTAGAGTGTAACTTTGTAGCAGATAATCCAAAGGATGTTTTTAGAAGAGTTAAGCATTGGTTAAATAATATAGAAGATAATAAACTTATCTTTACAGATGATCCTAGATGGTTTTATAAAGTTGTTAATGTAGAAATAGGAACAATGGAAGTTAAGTTTAAAAGAAAAGGTGAGTTTATAATTAACTTTACTTGTAGGGGATGGCAATATTCTTTAGATGGAGATGAATTTTTAGAGATAGAAAATAATACTATGCTTTACAATGAATATGATTTAGCTAAGCCAGAATTATACATAGAAGGCAATGGAGAAATAACTATTACTATAAATGATAACAAATTTAAGGTAATAGTAAAGGATTATATTTATATAGATTCCGAATTAGAAATAGCATATAGAGAAAAAACAGATTGTCTAAATATAGCTGATGGAGATTATCCAGTATTAACATATGGAGAAAATAATATAAGTTTTACTGGTAATGTTAATAAGGTAGAAATTAAACCAAGATGGAGGGAGGTGTAATAGTTGCAATATTATAAGATAGATAATTATAACTTTGTTAAAAATGGAGATATTACTTTACAACCTATAGATGGAAAACTAAGAGTAGAACTTAATACAGGATTGTGTGAGGTTGAAGTAGAATTACCCTATGATAAAGAAAAGAGATGGACTAAATTAGAAGAATGGGGAGTAATAAAGACAGATGTTTTCTATTCTAAAAATAAACAATTATTTAGAATCTATAATACAGATAAAGGTATGTTTAGCTTAAAGATAAAAGCAAGGCATATCTTTTTTGATTTAGTAAAACATAATATTTTAGATACAAGAGCAGTAGCTTGTAATGGTCAACAAGCTTTAGAAAGAATATTAGAAGGGACTAAGTATAAAGGCCATAGTGATATAGATAGAATTAATACTTGTTATTTTTGTGTTACTAATATCGTACAAGCAATAAATGGAGAAAATGATAATAGTTTTAGAAACCGTTGGGGTGGAGAACTATTATTCGATAATTTTGACATCTATATAAATAATAGAATAGGTGGAGATTATGGAGTAAGAGTTAACTATAGTAGAAATATGGAAGATGTTAATCTAATTATAGATAGAGATAATATTATAACTAGAGCATATCCTAGGGCATACAATGGGGTTATGTTACCAGAAAAATATATAGATTCTCCATTAATTAATAAATATCCTATTGTTTGTGAAGATTATATAGATATGAGTGATTTAAAGCTTAAAGATCCTAATACTTCTAATGATGAAGGTTTTGATACTGAAGAAGAACTTTACCAAGCTATGCGTGATAGAATGAAAAAACTTTATGAAGGTGGAATTGATAAACCTAGAGTAAGCGGTAATGTTAAAGTTGCTATGCTAGAAAATAGTATAGAGTATAAAGATTTTAAAGGCTTGGTTAATATTGGTATAGGAGATACAGTAACAGTTAACCATAAAGATATAGGGATAGATATGAAAACTAGGGCTATTACTATTGAATGGAACTTAGTTACTAAGAAATATGAGAATGTAGAGTTTGGTGATGTAGAAGTAAATTACTTTGCTAAACAAGATATAGCAAGGGAACAATTAGATAATATCTTAAATAAAAATGGTACTGTTAATGCAGGGGAAATGGAAGGTATTATAAATGCTATGCAAACTAAGTTTAAAGCACTTAGGGATGTAGCACAACCTCAGCATACACTAGGTATGTTGTTTGAGGATAAAATTAAAGGTAGTGCAACTTATGGAGCTATGGCGATTGGTTCTATGGGCTTTATGATAGCTAGTGAAAGAACTCTTGATGATAAAGATTGGAATTGGAAAACATTCGGTAGTGGACAAGGTTTTTTTGCGGATTGGCTGGTTGGTAAACTTAGAACTGTTCTTATAGAAAATATGGATGGTAGTTTCCAAATGGATTTAAATAAAGCTGGGGGAATGACATTTAAAAATAATAGTATTAAAGCTATGTTAATAGAAAATAATGCACTTAAAATGTTTAATTGGAAGAAAGATGGACAATATATAGGTGGTCTTACATCTTTAATAGCTGGAGATAATCCAGATAAGCCACTTATAGGATTAACAAACTCTTCTAAAGCTGCAATAAATATAGGCTATGAGAAAAAAGAAGATACTAAAGTAGTACCTTCTTATATGCAGTTCGATAAGTATAATGTATTAGGCGATGAAGATGGTAAACCAATTAGAATCTGGGAAGATATAGATGCAAAAGGTAGGAGTATTTATAACATTAATTTGAAAAGTAAAGACGATAAAAGCTGGATTACTGTAAAAGATGGAGAGTTATCTTTAAAATATAAAGACCAATTCTTAATGATAACAGATAATGGGATAAATATAAAAGGAGACCTTATTTTAGACGGAGTTATTAAAAATACAAGTGGCAATTTAGTGCTAGATCCTAACGCTCCACAAGGTGGAGGCGTTGATGGTTCTGATTCATTACGAAATTCAGTTGTTAATAGTGCTAGAAAGTTTATAGGGAAGCCTTATGTATGGGGTGGTAATTATCCGCCTTTAGGTTCTGATATTGGTACAGATTGTTCAGGATTAATGCAATGGGCTTATAATGACAATGGTATTAAAATAAGTAGAACAACATATACACAAATAAAAGAAGGTATAGAAGTTAGTGAAGCTGAATTAAAACCAGGTGATTTAATATTTCTTAGATTTAGTTCTCCAGGAGTTCCAGAGCATGTATTTATGTATAGTGGTAAAACTGGTGATGGTAAGCATATGTGTGTTGAAGCTCCTAGAACTGGACTTAATATAAGAGAAATAGAATTCACATGGGGATCTAATTATAGAGCAAGAAGAATAATAAAAGATACCCCAGGAGGAAATGTAAATGGAACTGCTGGAACTAAAGCAAGTAAAAATATAATTTACTATGTTAAAGGTATAGAAGGGTATGCACCTTACCATTATTATGATTCCGTTGGGGTTAAGACACTTGGCTATGGAATGACAAGAAAAGAATTAAATGGTGTAAGTGTTCCATTAAGTGAAACAAGTGCTACGCATTATTTAGTAAATAATTTTAATAATCTTTATTATGTACCTGTTTTAAATATGCTTAAAGCTAGAGGAGCAACTAATATGCTACAAAGAGAAGTAGATGCCTTAGCAAGTTTTGCATATAACTGTGGATTAGGGTCTAATGGTTTAGGTGGTAGCCAGTTATTAAAAAAATATGTAGCTGGTGAAAGAGGTGAAAGCATACATAATGAATTCAAAAAATGGGTTCATGGTGGTGGAGAAGTGTTACCTGGATTAGTTAGAAGGAGAGAAGAAGAGTGGAAAATATTTAGTGGTTCAAGCTCTCCATTAGGAGGATATAACACAGCCCCTTCTATAAGTTATATAAATAAAGCTGGACTTCCTACATCTAAAGTAGTAACTGAAAATGGAGGATATGGAGCAAGTCCATATTAGAGAGTAGATTAATTTCTACTCTTTTTTTAGTAGAAAGGAGAAAATATGACATTAGATAATAAAATAATAAATTTTGATATAAATAGAAACAATCTTTTTAATCTGACTGCAAAACAGTTTGATACCACCGGGGCAAGAAGTTTTACTTTTAGACTTCTTAAAAATTCTGTACCATTTAGCCTAGAAGGATTAAGTGTAAAGGTAGGTGGTAAGAAACCAGATTATAAAGATATACTTAACGATTGTAAGATTATAGATCCTAAAAAAGGTATTGTGGAAGTAGAATTAACTACCCAAATGCAAGTTGTAGCTGGCACTTTAAAATTAGAATTAATAATTCTTAAAGGAGAAACAAGATTAAGTACAATCCCTTTTGATATACAAGTTATAAAAAGTGCTATAAATTTTAAAGAAGTAGAAAGTTCTAGCGAGTTTGAAGCATTGCAGGAAGCATTGTGGAAAACAGATAATGTATATACTAAACAAGAAGTGGATTCTAAAACATGGGATATGTCTAATATGGGGCAAGATGTAAAAGAAGCTATGACAGGAGGTAGTGTTGCCGTAGTGGGAGTAGATGCTGTAAAAGAAAATAATATATCTAATTTACAAGTTACTCCGGTTAAACTATCAACTAGTGTACTACAGAGAGACTTAGATTACGATACATATAAACTAGTAAGTAACAATACCAGTTTATATATATTACCTAATCCATTACTTTTTGGTCTAGCGAATATTACTACTAAATGCAATAATAATGGGACTATAAAGGTATGTTTATTGAATAAAAATAGTGATACATCTTTTATTGTAAAAAATGTTAAAGATTTTAATGTTTTTAAGGGGGTTAATAGTATAAATTGTGCTTTTGAGTGTACTGGAGATGGAACTGAATATATTGGAATAATGTCTAATAGTTTATTGTTGTATAAACCCTATGGTGGAAATGGCTTTTATGAAATTAAAAATTACACTGGTGAATTGGGTTATTTTGAGACTGCAAACAATACATCTTTGGAATATGATTTGGCAATAAATGTTATTTATGAAAATTATAATATTTATAAATCACTTTATAATCGAGATAATTCGATTAAAGATTATTTTAATTCACTAATAAATGGTGAATTAAGTTGCCACTCTAATATCTCTTTTGATGATTATTTAAAAAAAAGTAGTGAGACGAGTTTATATATTCCTAATGAAAGTTTATTAGAAGGATATATTAGCATCTGTTCTAAATGTTTTGCTGGGAACATTAGCATATATATACTTGAAAAAGCAACTGATACTACATTTACAATAAAACATAAAGAATCTTTTGTTATTCAAAATGATGGAATGAATGAGTTTAATATAGATTATAGAACAAGTGGAAATGGCAAAGAATATATTGGCATTATATCAACAGGTGGGATAGCATATAAAACTAATGGTGGAACAATAGGCTTTTATGAAAGATCAAACTTTAAAAATGATTGTGAGATTGCGTCTACTATATCAGTGGATAAAAGTTATGTTTCAAACGAATCACCATGTTATACTTTTTTATTTGCTTATTATTTAAAATATAGAACCAAGTCACTAAAAGATATAGATAGTACTATTTTTAAATTATCAAAGAAAACATATGATATTGAAGATAAAATAAAATCTATAGAAACACCATCTATAAAGTTAACTGATTTTTTAACTCCAAGATATTCTGAAATAAAAGAAAGTTATGGCTTTGTAGGTAGATGGTTTGAAAAAGAGATTGAAGGGGTTAAACATATGGTAACTATTAACGAAGGTTCAGAATTTTATTTCAAAGTAAAAAACACTACTACAGTATCATTAATATTCAAAGTAATAACATCTAAAGAAATACCATATTTTGCATATTCGATAGATGGAGGAGAATTTATAAGGCAAAAAATAACAGAACCATTATTACAAGAAATTACAACAGATGAACATATAATAAGAGTTATAATAGATGGTTTAACCGAAACTGAAAATAAATGGTATGAAGAGATGGGAGTTGCGTTTGAAAAGGCAATAGTAGACGAAAGTGGCTTAATAATAGGAATATATCCAAGAAATAAAAAAATTATGTTTTATGGAGATAGTATAACAGAAGGGGTGAGAGTTTTAGGTATGGAAGCAAATGCAAATGGGAATAGTTCTATAGGTGCTTTTCCTTTTGTTACTTGTAAAAATGTTAATTCAATATCTTACAGGGTTGGATTTGGAGGAAGTGGAGTTACACAAGGTGGTAACGGAGGAGTGCCAAAATGTTTATCTGTAATTGACAACATGACCTATATGAAAAAAGCTCCATACTTTGAACCAGATCTTATTGTGATTAATCATGGAACTAATGATAGTGGAGCAAATTCTACTATATTTAAGACTGAATATAATAAAGTTCTTGATAGATTAAAAATAAAATATAGTGGTGTACCAATATTTGCAGTAATACCATTTAATCAAAGACATGCACAGGATATAAGAGATTGCGTTACCGATAGGAAATATTGCTATTTAATTGAAACATCTGGATGGAAGATAACATATACCGATAGTATTCACCCTAATATAAAAGGTGGTAAAATAGCAGGCGAAAAATTAGCTAATGAAATAATAAAAATATTAGGTAAAAACTTTTTTTATTAGTATTTATAAATTTCTTAATGAAAGGAATTTTTAAACTATGGATTTGAAAAAGAATATAAAATAATTAATACTAGTGAAGTAAGTTAAGGCTAGATATAGTCTTTTTTTATTTCACTAAATTACAGAAAGGAGCGACCGAATGAATGATGAACTAATGGAACATAGAATAAATAAAGTAGAAGAAAAAACAGAAGAACATGACAAGAGAATAGATAAGATAGAACAAGGACAGGCAGAATTCAAGATAGAAATAAAAAACTTGTGTGATAGTATAAAGGGACTTACAACAGCGTTAAAATGGGGCTTATGCTTCTTAATAACAACTTTTGTAGGTTTCTTTTTTTATGCTATACAAAACCACATATTTAAGTAGGAGGTAGATACATGAAATATTTAGATTTAATAACAAAACTATTAAGTATTAAGAGAATAATTGCATTTATGCTTACTTCTGTTTTTTGTTATATGGCTATGGTTGGAGAAATAAAAAGCACAGAATATATTACTATATTTGCTACTGTTATAGCTTTTTATTTTGGACAAAGTTTAGCAAGTAGAAGTAATAATAAGCAAGGGTTAGGAGAATAATCTCTTAGCCTTTTTGTTTTATAAGGAGGTAATTAATATGGATATTAAGAAAGTATATTTAAAAGGTCAAGAAGAAGCTAAAGGATGGAATAAACCAGATAAAATAATAATACACCATCCAGAATATAACGGATCTATAGAAGGACTAAACGATATTATGAGAAGCATGGGATTTTATATGATAGGATATAATTTCTATGTACGTAAAGATGGTACAGTATATGAAGTAGACCAGTATGGGCAACAGGAGCTAACTGTTATGGGCATAATCATGATAGTATAGGTGTATGTTTTGAAGGTAATTATGATAAAGAAACTGATATGCCACCTGAACAATTTAATGCTGGTGTAAAACTTATAAAATATCTAAAAAATAAATATGGTATTAATGAAGTTAATGGACATAAACACTATTACAATACAGCTTGTCCAGGACAATATTTTCCACTTAGTAGAATGTTAAGTTGTTTAGAAGGACAATTACAACAAGAAGTTGTTTCTAATACACATCAAGTTACTAATAACAATATAGATATTAAAGCTAATGCCAAGGTAATTAATGATTTTTTATATGCTAGAGATATTAATGGTAATAAAATTGGTGGATATGCTAGTATAGGAGATAATATAGAAGTATTAGATGTTAGCTATAGTAAACAACTAGATAGAATCAAATATCCTACTCCTAATGGAGCTAAAGAAAGATATGTTACTAATGCAGTAGGTTGTATAGAATATTTTTACCAAGACCAATGGCAAAATGGAAGTACACCAGAAATAGTATATCAAGATTCAGACTGTAGTTATCCTATAGGAACGTTAAACCCTTGGGAGAAAGCAACACCTATATACCGAAAAGACGGTATTCTTCACATAGTTTATTCTACAGATAAGGGTAGAAATACTAAGTCTGGATTTGTTAAATATAATGGTGGATTTAGTATTTTTTAAATGTTTATAATACATATTAGATGTTAATAATTAGAATGATGAAATATTTCTGGAGGGATTAATTATGGAGTTATTCTATGGCTTATTAAGTTTTGCAGAACTATTAGTATATTTTTATATACTAGTTTTTGTTTGTTATATAATGTTTAGATTAAGAAATTAGATTATATGGTTAGGGAGTAATCCTTAGCCATATTTTTGTCTTATATAGTTGCATAATGATTGACAATATATACTAACTTATTTATACTTAAAGTAAGACAAAAATAGGTAGATTTAATTGCGATAGTTATATATGGTAGCAAACCACGATGTTGATATGGTAATTTTCTTAAGAGATCCATTAACAGCTCAACCTCATGAACCAGATATTAGTGCATTACTTAGACTTTGTGATGTTTACAAGGTTCCATTAGCTACAAATACAGAAAGCGCTAAGCTTATAATGGCTGATATTTAAAGTTAATATAAAACATATAAAAAAAGGTACTTTTTTATATTAAGTTACTTCATGGTTGAAGATAAAAAAATTCCATGAATAAACAATATAAGGAGGTATCTTTTTTTATGGTTGGAAAGAGAATTGCTAAACAAAAAATACAACAATTTGATATGAAAGTATCAGAATTATTATTAGAATATAATCAAAAGAGACTAACGTTAATCAATTTTATATTCACACAATTAAGCTTAAGAAGTAAAAAAATATTTTGAAGATGTAAGATTATAAGAGGAATTATAGGTCATTTAAATGAATTAAGTCTAAATTTACTAAGATAAAATATTTAATTATGGATTTAGACACTGTTATGCTAAATGTTAAGAATTTAATTAATGATAATATTAATAAATTGGAATTTTTAATCAGAATCAGTTTTATTTACAATATTAAAATTAATTGTGTTAAAATTTATTGTGGATAGAAAGGAGAAGATATATGAAAATAATTATGGAGAATAAGAATGGTGTTAGAAAAGAAGTAAAAGAAGGCTTTAGTTGGACAACCTTATTTTTTAGATGGTTGCCGTCACTTTTAAGAGGAGATCTTGTATCAGCATTAAAGTTATTCATAATAGGTTCGTTGACTTTTGGAATTTATACTGATTACAAGAGTTATAATATTAACGAAGATTATTATACGTTCTTAACTGAGAAGGGTTATGAGTCTGATGAAAGGTTCGATCTTAAAAACAATATTATAGGTAATCTTGTTGTAGGATTAATAATAGGAATAAAGGTAATATTGATTATTGGATCAATAGTTTTATCCTTTATATTTGTAACTACTGGATTTAATATAATGAAAGATATTGATGTTAACAATGCTTTACAAATAGAGGAAAATCAAACTCCAATTATTACTTCAAAAACTAATGAAGTAAAACATTCTAGCACTTATAAAGAGAATGTAACTATTAATGATTTAAATAAATACTATAATAAATATAATTCTGATTTAAACGAGTTAGTTATAAAGTATGGAGAAGGTTATAAAAAATATGGATTGATATTAGATGGAGAACCAGAAGATGCTATGTTTAGCGCTAAAGATTATTTTGACTATTTAGATAAAATTTTAAATGAGGAGTGGGCTGATTTGCGCAGAGTTCTTACTTATAAGGAGTTTGATAAATTAAAGGCCGAACAAATAAATTGGATAAAAGAAAGAGATAGAATTGCTAAAGAAGAAAGTGATTCTAATAAAAATACTTCTTATAGAAAAGTTACTTATGTAATTGTTCAGGGAAAAGAAACAGAAAAAAGAATAAGAGAATTAAATGAGAAATATTTAAATCCTAATAACTTATAG